CATTCTCGAACTTCGTATGGGTGCTAACCGACACATCCCAGTAGCACTCGAACTGCACCGTGGTGCGCGACACCCCGCGCAGGTACTGCGCGTCGTTGTTGTCCCACTCCGTCACTTCCTGCGCGCCGCGCTGCACGGAGATCGTTGCCGTGCCGACCTCCGAGACCGCGGTCCACGTGGACCCGATCTTGACGGCGAGGGAAGCGATCTTGGCGTTGGCGGCCATTTAGGTATTCGCAATGGTGACGGGCTTGGAGGAGGAGCCGGACGCGCTGGTGAACTGGATGGTGACATTGGCGCGGACGAGGCTGCCCGCCTGCGCCGTCACCTCGTAGCCAGTGCAGAACCCGTTTCCGGTGAATGTCTCGCCAGTCTCAAGCGTGATCACCACAGCGGCAGCCGCCGATGCATCGTTCAGCTGATCCGCCATCGCCTTGTGCCCCGCGTTGTCGAGGTCGTGGAAGATCTCAAGGCTTGCGGTAGCGCCGCCCACTCCCGCTAGGAAACGCTGCGCGGCATCACCGATGCTGGTCAGCTCGAGCGCGGGGCGCTGCAGCGAAACGGTCGCGGTTCCGGTGTCGGCCACCACATTGCCTGCGAAAGAGAAGCTTGATAGAGCGGAATTGATCGCCATGGGGATTCCTAGTAGTAGATCGTGAAATAGCAGACCAACTGCGCGGGCTCGGCCTCGTCGCCGTCAGCCACGCTCGGGGGCTCGACCTGCCGCCCGGAGAAATCGACCGCGAGGAACGGAATGGTGTCGAACGTTCCAACCCGAACGGCGGTCTGAATGTCATCCTCGAACGCCAGCGCCGCGGTGGTGGTGTCCGCGATGACGCGAAGCTCCACGTTCGCCATGCGCAGCGGGCTTGCGCCGATCGTGATGTATTCGGTTCGCTCGACCTCGAAGGTGATCGCGGGTAGCGCGGTTTCCTGCAGACGGAAGCCGTGGGTGATCCGCGCGTCCGGCAGCGCGGCGATATCGCCGCCCGTCTGGCTTGTGAGCATGGCACGCACTGCGGTTTCGATGGATGCCATCACGTCACCTCCGTGCAGTCGATGACGGCGACTCGGCCCGCCTCGTCGAGATCGCGGATGCCGTTGATCTTGAGCGTGCGCCCGCGCACCTGCAGCCGATCAAGTTCCGTGAGGCTGACGCGCGCGATGTTCGGCCACCGCGTTCGGATCTCGACATTCTTGACGATGGCCACGCCATCGGCGTACTGCTGCTCGGTTGCCGCGTCGGTGCGCATGTCGCAGCGGAACGTGCCCGATGCAGTGAACGTGCCGGAACGCATGCCCAGCGCATCGGTCGCGCCGTCCGGCGTCAACCGCGTTGCCACGTGCATGAGTCGGCCACCGCTGATCATTCAGCGAATCCTCGAATTGGTGGACCAGTGGTCGAGGATGAACTCAACGGACAGCGGGACCGTTGCCAGCGCGATGGGCTGGATCGCCTCGGGGTTGTTGTAGTACGCGCCCACGAGCGAAATGACGCAGTGCACCAGTGGATCGGGGATACTGCTGTATCCCGCCGTGTAGGTCACGGTGATGGCTGTTCCCTCGTAGATGCCGGGCTCTTCGAGGAAACGGATCACGGGCATCGGGCCATCGGTTTGGTCGATCCAGTAGTCACCGCTCGACATCGTGGTCTGCACGTTCGAGCTGTTCTGGTACCTCACGTGTGTGATGCCGTTGAACGGAAAGGCTGGGATGAGCGTGGTCTTCCACTCCGCGAGATACAGCGTCTCGGTGCCGGGCTGCAGTTTGAGCTGCGTGCGGCGCTCCACGACCGATTGGGCGACTTCACGAAGGCGGATCAGGTCCGCATCGTCATCGTCATAGTCGATCTTCAGGGCCGACTTGATGGTGGAAAGTGGTACTGACATGGGAAAAGCCCCGCACCCCCTTTCGGGGGCGGGGACCAAGGAGATGGGGGATCAACCGCGGATGTACGCGAAGGCTTCCGGAAGCATGACCTTGCTGTCGGTCCGCGTGTACAGGATGAGGTTCGTCTGGTGCGTGGCCGCGTTCGAGTACGGGTCGAGCATCGACGTGATCCCAGTGCGGTCGAAGATCTCGAAGTAGTTGAAGTCACCGACGACGGCGTAGACGGCGTTGTCCGCAGTCGTGGTCGGCATGTACTGCCCGACGCTGTACGGGATTCCCGCGATGGTCGCGGGCATGCCACCCACGAGCGCGTTGACGGTCGCCGTGCCCGGAGTCCAGATGTACTCCAGCTGGCCGCTGGTGGTCACGGTGTTCTTGATCTTGCGGACAGTGCGGAGGAAGGTGTCACTGATCAGCCAGCGGTAGCGCGGGCTGTTCCGGTAGACGGGCTTCACGGTGTAGGCCGCGTCAATGAGGTTGTCCGCGGTCACGGAGGTGAGCGCCACGCCAGCGCCCAGGTCGACACCCTGCGCGACTCCGGCGGTGATGCCCTGCGGCTGGCTGCTGCCGGTGCCGATGGTGTAGGCCGACTCCTGCGCCAGCGCGATGGAGAGCGCGCACTTCTGCGCGACGTAGTCGAGCGCGCTTCCGGGGCCACCGTTGCCGATGGCGTCCTCGATGAACTCCTGCGACATCAGGACGCGGGTGGCGTACTTGTAGGGCACGACGGAGATCGCGGCGCTGAACGTCGGATCACTCGCAGTGATGGTCGAGGCTTCACCGATGAGCGCGGTGGTCGGCAGCGCGTTCTCGACGGGGATGGTCCGCTTCGAGTCGATCTGCGTGACCACGGAGATCTGACGCAGCACGTTCGCATCCTGCAGCTTCTGCACGATGCGGCGTTCCATGTCGGTCGGGATTCCGGCGTTGGTGCTGCCGAGCGTCAGCGCGCGAATCTCGTTCTGGTTGCCCGTCACGACGGCCTTCAGCCAGCGCGCCGCGTAGGCCGCGCTATCGGGGTCGTTGGCATCGCCGCGCGCGATGGTGGCGCGAGACTCAAGGGTCGGCTGCGACTCCAGCTTCGCAAGGCGCTCCTCGGTGGCCTTGAGCTGCGCGCGCAGTTCGATGGCGGTGAGGTCGGCGTCCATGCGCGCGAAGAGCTGCTTGTCCTCGCCGCTGCCCTTGAAGTCGACATGCTGTCCCGTTCGCCCGGTGCGCGCCTCGTAGGCGGCGAGGCTGTTGCGGTACTGGTGCGTCAGGCGCTGCATCTCGTGCAGCTCGTTGTTCTCATCCATGGTCTGCCATCCTTCTGAAATGAAGTGCGAGCCGCAGATTCGCGGCATCGGAGTAGGCCGCGGACACACTCCGCAGGCTCGAACTGGTCTGGGGGTAGGCCGCGTCGGTCACGGCGCTGATCTCGACAAGCTGCGCGCGCTTCACGAGGCGCTGCGTCCTGTCCTTGTTCCAGGAGTCCTCGACCACGAAGAAGCCGAAGGACATCTCGCCGGACAGATCGCCGCGTTCGAGTGCCACGCGCAGCTCCTCGCCGCGCACGGTGTCGGGCAGGTCCGCGGTGAACGCGAGGCCGTTCCGGTCCGACTTCAGCGTGAGGGTTCCGGCGCGGGTCCGCGCCAGCGGGATCTCGTCGGTGCGGTGATTCACGAACAGCTTCACGTCGCCGCCGCTGCCGATGGTCTCGTTGAACGCGCCCGGCGCGATTCGCTCGGTGAACCTGCGCCCGTTCTCCACGATCTCGCGCGAGTCCTGCCCGTAGACGGCGGCATAGCCCGCGAGGGTGCGGCCCGTCACCTGCTGCTCGGTGGCTTCGATGGAACGCCTAGAAATCATTGGGGCTTCCCTCCTCTTCGCTGGTGTCGCTCCCAAGGTTGGACGTTCCGCCGCCCGTGCCCATGTTGAGGGCCACGATTGGGTCGTCGAGACCTTCGAGCGGTTCCATGTCGAGCATGCCGCGCGCCTCGTTTCGCGTGATGAACCCACCCTCGACGCCCGTGCGCAGCGCGGCCATCTGCTCGGCGATGCCGGGCTTCACGAGCGCGTCGGTGTCGAATGCCACGCTGTCGAACGGCGTGGCCAACTTGGTGACGATCTCGGCGCGCCAGACCTGCAGCCACGCCTGCAGGCACGAATCGACGTACATGCGCGACAGCCATTCGAGCGTGCCGTACGTCGGTCCAACGGCTTCGGACAGGTAGGACGATGGCACGCCGAAGAGGCGCGACACGTCGCCCACGCTGTATCGGCGCGCGGCCTCAAGGCCCGCGTCATCAAGTGTCGAGGAGATCCGCTCGATGCGCATGCCCTCGGCCAGCACCAGCGGCTTGCCGGTGTTGGCCGTGCCCGCGTGCTTCTGTTCGTAGTCCTGCATGATGCGCTGGCGCGCTTCGAGTGACAGGGGCCCGGGGTGAACGAGCGCGATCTTCGGGTTGCCCGCGTTGCTGTAGGCCTTCAAGGCCATGTCCTCCTGCGCGGCAAGCA